TGCCTTACCGGAAAGTGCAGCCCGTAAGGCACTGAGATTACCGAAGCCTGTTGTGCAGGCGGTCACCCGGGAAAGTGACCTTGTGCCTTCGGTTCCTGCCACCAGCATTATCCAGGATAAAGCGAAAAAGGTGCTGGCGCTGAAAGTGGATCCGGAGTCGCTGGAGTCTTTTATGTTACGACCAAAACGCCGCCGCTGGGTTAATGAAAAGTACACGCGCTGGGTTAAGACACAGCCGTGTGCATGTTGTGGAAAGCCTGCTGATGATCCCCACCACCTGATAGGTCACGGTCAGGGTGGAATGGGTACAAAAGCGCATGACCTCTTTGTGTTGCCTTTGTGCAGAAAGCATCACGACGAGCTGCATGCGGATACCGTGGCATTTGAAGAGAAGTATGGCTCCCAACTGGAGCTGATATTTCGTTTTATCGATCGCGCGCTGGCGATTGGGGTGTTGGCCTGATTTGGTGGAGAAAGTTGATGCGTGATATTCAGATGGTTCTGGAGCGTTGGGGAGCATGGGCGGCGAGTGATAGTTCTGGAGTAGACTATTCGCCTATAGCTGCTGGGTTTAAGGGGCTTCTTCCCTACACAAGCAAAACACGTCAGGCTTGTTCAGATAGTGATGCATTAATTATTGAAGGTTGTCTTGCTCGTCTAAAGCAAAAAAAGCCAGATGAGCACTCGCTGCTTGTGGCACATTATTTATACAGAATATCCAAGCGTAAGATTGCAAAGGTGCGTGGAAAGGATGAAAAATTGGTACGCATAGAAATACAACTAGCCGAAGGATTTATTGATGGTTGCCTTTCAATGTTGGATGTTAACCTTGAAATGGACGCTTAGGGTTGCACAGGTTGGCCCCATATGAGGCCAACCTGTCACAAGTGGGGGAAGATTTTTCGTAACACTAACCAACACCTTCCGAAGGTATATAGCGAAATTATAAGGGAGGATAAGCCTAACAGTATGAACAGGAAATCAATAGGTTTGCCCGCAACAATAACATCATCAGGTAGAAACATCGCTATCAATGGAAATATACACGCGACGATGAGAGTTAACCCTGTTGAAAGTAATCTATTTACCAGAGTTGGTAACACGTTGTTTTGCTTAAGGGCATTAATTGCTCCTTCCTTATCGCTGTTTGCACTACTAAATATAGATATTGCAGCCAGAACAAAACCAAACAGGATGCCTGATATAGTCGAGAGCACCCCCGCTGTTGTGAGTACGTCAGCATGCTTCATCGGTTTAAACAGTTTTGTCGCTGCATAGGTCAACAGAATCCAGAGGACGCATTTCCAGAGAAAAGTGGCTAATTCTCTCATTGTGTCCTCCATGCTTGGTTATTAGTCTCTGCTAGCGAGCTCATACTGTGCAAGATAGTTCGCGTTATCAATTTTAGCAGATATCATCGCCGTTCTGATATCAGAATCGGATGGATAACCGCTTTTGACAATGATTGTCTTTGTACTGACCAATACTTGGTCAAGTAGACTTTTGGGCGTTCTATTGGATGGCTCTGTTACATCAATTTTTTTAATTTTTAGACCTCCAGAACCTTTTGGAAAAAGTTCAAGTAGTTCCTTAATAGCATCGGTGACAGAAGTTTTTAGATAGTTAAACCCTTGTTTTTTCGGGCGAATCCGACCTCGCATATTTAATCTTAGATGCGACCCGCCCATACCAACAACCATGTCAATAATTTCATTAGCTAAAGGGTTTTTAATCTTATAATTAGCTTTGTTAAAGTTTCTTGGAGCAGCAACTATAAGATCGAAACTACGTAGGATATTTCCGTCCTCAAGCAGTTCCTTCATGCTCTCTTGTTTCCAAATGGCTTCAAAAGTGACGCTTTTTAAATCAGTTTTGTTATACAAAATGAATGCCAGATCATTTACTTTGGGCCCTATATGGTTGAGGGTCATAGCTAATAAGTCCGTTTCGTAGTAATAGATAAAATATGTTCTTTCAACTACAGAATCTTTATCATTTAAAGGAATTGTTCTCTCACTACCTGTAGCATCCTCGATGAACGGTAGTAGGCATTCCCTTCTCCACGATACGTAACCAAAGTAACATTGCAGTGTGGTATCTTTTTGAAGAATAACTAACTTTAACCCTCGATTTGGGGTGTCTGTTGTGTAAGTTATTGGAAAAGTTACAGTATCTGCTGTGGTCATTTGCTCAAAGGCTAGTTTTGCAGCAGATGTGCCATCTTTTTTGCTTCCATTACCAGTGAAAAAACCAACTCTCACTCGCCTGGTTTTATTCTTATTTTCTGTACTCATTATCGATCCGAAATAATTTTAGCAACCGTGTGAAAAATACAACAAAAAAAAGAGGAAATCATTAGCGCGGTCCGCAAAAAACATTGTAATCTGTTAAGAGTGGTTACTTCGCCACACAGCTTAAACCCGCCGTCGAGCGGGTTTTGTCGTTTCTGTGGCTGGGGATTCGTTGGTCCTGGCCTATTCCGCAGTTCTCCATCGGTTCGGCTTCTTTGATGTTTCCGCTTCTGATTTGCGGTACATGATGTTCCCTCAATTTGCACCTGCTGTATCAGCGAGGTGAGAGATAACTACAAATGCCTCATAACCCAAATACCTGGCTGGAGTTGGTCCAGAGCTGGTGGCGTGGAGACACACCGCTGGGCGCAGTGATTATGTCGATCGTTATGGCTGGCTTGCGCATTGCCTATTTTGGCGGTGGTGGTGGCTGGAAACGAAAAACGCTCGAGATTTTGCTCTGTGGTGCTCTGACGCTGACTTTTGCATCCGCTCTTGAGTATGTCGGATGGCCTAAATCTCTTTCTGTTGCCATTGGTGGCGGCGTTGGGCTGATCGGGGTCGATGCTATTCGTGGGGCTGCAATGAGAGTAATCGGTAATAAGTTTGGTGGCTCTAAGGAGTAATTTATGCAGGTACTAAATTCCCAGCGTAAAGCTTTCCTGGATATGGTTGCATGGTCAGAAGGAACGGATAACGGGCGACAACCGACACGTAACCACGGTTATGATGTTATTGTCGGTGGTGAAATGTTTACTGATTACTCCGATCACCCTCGCAAACTTGTCACGCTAAACCCCAAACTCAAATCAACAGCCGCCGGACGTTACCAGCTTCTTTCCCGTTGGTGGGATGCCTACCGTAATCAGCTTGGCCTGAAAGACTTCTCTCCCAAAAGTCAGGACGCTGTGGCATTGCAACAGATTAAAGAGCGTGGCGCTTTGCCGATGATTGATCGCGGTGATATCCGTCAGGCAATCGACCGTTGCAGCAATATCTGGGCTTCATTGCCGGGTGCTGGTTACGGTCAGTATGAACATAAAATCGGTGATCTGATTGCCCGGTTTAAAGAGGCTGGTGGGGTGGTAAATGAAGTTGAGCTATAAGTTGGTTATCGCTGCATTCTTCTTTACTGTCATCGGTTCTTTCATCTGGTCTGCCAACCACTACTACAGCAAATATCAGCACGAAAAGAAACGTGCTGATGAGGCTGTACAAAATGCCAAATCGGCAACTGTCATTACCAATAACGTCCTGCAATCACTGCAAATCGTCAATACAGTTCTGGAGGCTAACCAGCATGCAAAACAGCAGATCACACTGGAGTCACAGAGAACCCAGGAAGATATCAAAGTGGCTGTTGCGGATGATGATTGTGCTTCACGTCCTGTGCCTGCTGTCGCTGCTGACCGGTTGCGGAAATTCGCGAACGGTTTACGTGAGCGCTCCGGTGGCACCACTGCCAGCCAGCCTGACTTCTGATACTCCTGTACCGTTTATACCCAATCCGCTGACGTATGGTGCCAGTCTGGAGTTGAATGTGAGTCTGTTGTCAGCGTTGGGACAATGCAATATTGACAAAGCGGGGATTAGAAAGATAGAGGCGAGCCGGTCAGGTAGAAATGAATCAGACTCAAAGTGAAGCGGAAAAGGTATGTGGCACAAACTGATGCTACCATAATTACAGCCTGATGACTTGTGGAATGAAACATGTTGAACCTCCTTAATTGATGTTATTCGAGTGAGGAAGGCATTCTGCCCCCCTATACTGTCCAGTAAATCAAACAGGAAACTTGCCTCACGCGTGAGGCAAGCCTCTCCCATCAGTGAGTTGTATTGATCTCGACTCTTCAAAGAATTCATTACTGGGTAGATGAAAATAGTTTCACGACGAATGGAGGAGGCTATGTCGGTAGCTTCTTCATTGGAGTACATATGCCACCACGAACCCCAAAAGCCTGCCGAGTTCGCGGCTGCCGCCATACCACGACTGACCCGTCAGGTTATTGCGAAAGCCACAAAAGCGAGGGCTGGAAGCAATACAAGCCAGGCCAGTCCCGACACCAGCGCGGTTATGGTTCGAAATGGGATGTTATCCGGGGGCGTGTACTAAAGCGTGACAAAGGCCTGTGTCAGTTGTGTTTGCGTGCCGGTGTGGTGCGCGAGGCGAAAACCGTTGACCACATCATCCCTAAAGCGCATGGCGGCACTGATGCCGACAGCAATCTGCAGAGCCTGTGCTGGCCGTGTCATAAGGCGAAGACGGCCCGTGAACGGCTGAAGTAAGAACCAGTTCCCACTGCCAGAGGGGAGGGGCGGGTCAAATCCCTGTGACCTGACGTCTTCCGGACTGCCCGCCCCATCGTTTTTTTATACCCGCGAAAAATGAAATTTAACCAGGAGTGCCGCATATGGCTGGAACGGCGGGGCGTTCCGGGCGTCGCCCCAAGCCAACGGCGCGCAAGGCGCTGGCCGGAAACCCCGGCAAGCGAGCCCTGAATAAAGATGAACCTGTTTTTACGCCCATCAAAGGTGTTGAGCCACCGGAGTGGTTCGCAGAAGAAAATCTCCCTCTCGCCACGATCATGTGGCAACTGACAACCAAAGAACTCTGCGGTCAGGGCCTGTTGTGCGTGACTGACCTCGCGGTGCTTGAGCGGTGGTGCGTGGCCTATGAGTTCTGGCGACGTGCCGTGAAAAATATTGCCATACAGGGCAACACCATCACCGGTGCAATGGGCGGCAGGGTCAAAAATCCGGAGCTGACCGCCAAAAAAGAACAGGAGTCCGAGATGAGCAGCACGGGGGCAATGCTCGGACTCGACCCCAGCAGCCGCCAGCGTCTGATTGGCCTGGCGGGGCAGAAGAAAGCCACTAACCCGTTTCTGAAAATCATCGAGTCATGAGCCGGAAATCTTACCCCAACGTAAATGCTGCCAATCAGTATGCCCGTGATGTTGTGCGCGGAAAGATTGTGGCCTGCCAGTTTGTGATTCAGGCCTGCCAGCGCCATCTTGATGACCTGATGGCGGAAAAAAGTAAGTCGTTTCGTTACCGCTTCGACAAGGACCTGGCTGAACGGGCCGCCAAATTTATTCAGCTGTTGCCGCACACCAAGGGTGAGTGGGCATTCAAGAGGATGCCCATCACGCTGGAGCCGTGGCAGCTATTTGTGGTCTGCTGTGCGTTTGGCTGGGTCAATAAAGGGGCCCGGCTGCGCCGCTTCCGGGAGGTGTATACCGAAATCCCCCGTAAGAACGGCAAATCGGCAATCTCTGCCGGTGTTGCCCTGTATTGTTTTGCCTGTGATAACGAGTTTGGCGCGGAAGTGTATTCCGGTGCCACGACAGAGAAACAGGCGTGGGAAGTCTTTCGCCCGGCACGACTGATGTGTAAACGCACACCCATGCTGACGGAAGCGTTCGGGATTGAGGTTAACGCCTCAAACATGAACCGTCCGGAGGATGGCGCGCGGTTTGAACCGCTGATCGGTAACCCCGGTGATGGTTCATCACCCCACTGTGCCGTGGTGGATGAATATCACGAGCACGCCACCGATGCGCTTTATACCACGATGCTTACCGGGATGGGCGCGCGACGTCAGCCACTGATGTGGGCCATCACCACCGCCGGGTACAACATTGAGGGGCCGTGCTACGACAAGCGACGGGAAGTTATCGAGATGCTCAACGGGTCGGTACCCAACGATGAACTGTTCGGGATCATCTATACCGTTGACGAAGGCGATGACTGGACCGACCCGCAGGTGCTGGAAAAAGCTAACCCGAATATTGGCGTGTCGGTTTATCGCGAATTTTTGTTAAGTCAGCAGCAGCGTGCGAAAAATAACGCCCGTCTGGCAAACGTCTTTAAAACAAAACACCTCAATATCTGGGTGTCGGCGCGTTCGGCGTATTTCAACCTGGTGAGCTGGCAGAGCTGCGAGGATAAATCACTGACTCTTGAGCAGTTCGAGGGGCAGCCGTGCATTCTGGCCTTTGACCTGGCGCGTAAGCTGGATATGAACAGCATGGCGCGACTTTATACCCGCGAGATTGACGGTAAAACGCATTACTACAGTGTGGCCCCGCGTTTCTGGGTACCGTATGACACGGTGTACAGCGTCGAGAAAAATGAAGATCGCCGGACAGCCGAACGCTTTCAGAAATGGGTGGAAATGGGCGTCCTGACCGTTACCGATGGTGCAGAGGTGGATTATCGCTACATCCTCGAAGAGGCCAAAGCGGCGAACAAAATCAGCCCGGTCAGCGAGTCACCCATCGACCCCTTCGGGGCGACCGGGCTGTCACATGACCTTGCTGATGAAGACCTGAATCCCATCACCATCATTCAGAACTACACCAACATGTCCGACCCGATGAAAGAGCTGGAAGCGGCAATTGAATCGGGGCGCTTTCATCATGATGGCAATCCCATCATGACCTGGTGTATCGGCAACGTGGTCGGCAAAACCATTCCGGGTAACGATGATGTGGTGAAGCCCGTCAAAGAGCAGGCGGAAAACAAAATCGATGGTGCAGTTGCGCTGATTATGGCGGTTGGCAGAGCCATGCTGTATGAGAAAGAAGACGCGCTGTCCGACCACATTGAGTCCTACGGGATCCGCTCGCTTTAACTGAGGTAATTATGATCATGCTGATTCTCGCGCCTCTGGTGGGCGTGCTGGGGGTGCTTTTGCTGGCGTATGGTGCCTGGCTGATTTATCCCCCGGCGGGGTTTGTTGTTGCCGGGGCGTTGTGCCTGTTCTGGTCGTGGCTGGTGGCGCGATATCTCGACCGTACACAGATGTCTGTTGGTGGAGGTAAATAGTGTTCTTTTCGGGATTATTTCAACGAAAAAGTGACGCACCGGTGACCACGCCAGCAGAGCTGGTGGATGCTATCGGGCTGTCATACGACACCTATACCGGAAAGCAGATCAGCAGCCAGAGGGCCATGCGACTGACGGCGGTTTTTTCCTGCGTCAGGGTGCTGGCGGAGTCGGTCGGGATGTTGCCCTGCAACCTGTATCGCCTGAACGGCAGCCTGAAGCAGAGAGCCACTGGCGAACGTCTGCATAAGCTGATCTCCACGCATCCCAATGGCTATATGACGCCGCAGGAGTTCTGGGAGCTGGTGGTCACCTGTCTGTGCCTGCGGGGAAACTTTTATGCCTACAAAGTGAAAGCATTTGGCGAAGTGGCTGAACTGCTGCCCGTCGATCCCGGCTGTGTGGTACCGAAGCTTAACAGTAGCTGGGAGCCGGTCTATCAGGTCACATTCCCGGATGGCTCCACGGATGTACTGAGCCAGGAGGATATCTGGCATGTGCGCACGCTGACGCTGGACGGACTGGTGGGGCTGAATCCCATCGCCTATGCCCGCGAGGCAATATCGCTGGCGGCAGCGACCGAAGAGCACGGGGCCAGACTGTTCAGCAATGGCGCGGTGACGTCGGGTGTGTTGCGTACAGAGCAGACGCTGTCAGATCAGGCTTACGAGCGCCTGAAGAAAGATTTTGAGGAGCGTCACACCGGGCTTGGCAATGCTCACCGCCCGATGATCCTTGAGATGGGGCTGGACTGGAAGTCGATGGCGCTGAACGCCGAGGACAGCCAGTTCCTGGAAACCCGCAAGTTTCAGCTTGAAGAAATCTGTCGTCTGTTCCGGGTACCGTTGCACATGGTGCAGAACACCGATCGCGCCACCTTCAACAATATCGAAGAACTGGGGCTCGGATTTATCAACTATTCACTGGTGCCGTATCTGACCCGCATCGAACAGCGGATCAACACCGGACTGGTACGAAAAAGTAAGCAGGGCGTTTATTACGCCAAATTTAACGCCGGGGCGTTACTGCGCGGGGATATGAAGTCCCGTTTTGAAGCCTACGCCACCGGGATTAACTGGGGAATTTACTCTCCCAATGACTGCCGCGACCTGGAAGATATGAATCCGCGTCCCGGTGGTGATGTCTATCTCACACCGATGAACATGACCACGAAACCCTCCGATGGCAGTAAAGCCGGTAAGCAGAAGGATAACGCCAATGCAGACGAAACAACGTCTTGATGTACCGCTGAGTCTGAAATCTGTCAGTGACTCCGGTGAGTTTGAAGGGTATGGCTCCGTCTTTGGTGTAAAGGACAGCCACGATGATGTGGTGATGTCCGGGGCATTTGCTGCTTCCCTGCGGGCGTGGAGTGACAGAAAAGCGTTACCTGCGCTGCTCTGGCAGCACCGCATGGATGAACCCATCGGTGTTTACACCGAAATGAAGGAAGACGATGTCGGGCTTTACGTCAGGGGACGGTTGCTTATTGATGATGATCCCCTCGCAAAACGCGCACATGCACACATGAAGGCCGGTTCGTTAACCGGCCTTTCTATTGGGTACGTCCTGAAAGACTGGGAATACGACCGGAGCAAAGAAGCCTTTCTGCTGAAAGAAATCGACCTCTGGGAAGTCAGCCTGGTGACGTTCCCGTCTAACGACGAGGCGCGGATCAGCGACGTCAAGAACGCACTGGCCCGCGGGGAAATCCCCGAACAGAAAAAAATCGAAAGAGTCCTGCGTGATGTCGGACTCTCCCGTACCCAGGCCAAAGCATTCATGGCCGGGGGCTATGGCGCACTGTCCCTGCGCGACGCTGAGGATGTGGGCTCTGCACTGAATGCACTGAAAAATCTGAACTTCTAATCAGGAGAAATACGATGGCGGTTGATATTAAAGATGTCGAACAGGTCGCGCAGGAGCTGCAGCAGAAGTTTGACGACTTCAAAGCAAAGAACGACAAGCGCGTGGATGCGATTGAGCAGGAAAAAGGCAAGCTTGCCGGGCAGGTGGAAACCCTGAACGGGAAACTCAGCGAGCTGGAAAATCTCAAAAGCGACCTTGAAAAAGAGCTGCTTGAGCTGAAACGTCCGGCAGGTGGTGCGCAAAATAAACTGACCACCGAGCATAAAGAAGCGTTTGTGGGCTTCCTGCGTAAAGGCCGTGAAGATGGTCTGCGCGATCTGGAGCGCAAGGCATTACAGGTGGGCACCGATGAAGACGGCGGCTATGCCGTGCCGGAAGCACTGGATCGCAACATTCTCACCCTGCTGAAAGATGAAGTGGTGATGCGCCAGGAAGCCACGGTGATCACCGTTGGTGGTTCCGACTACAAAAAACTGGTGAATCTGGGCGGCACGGCTTCCGGATGGGTTGGCGAGACTGACGCGCGCTCCCAGACTGCCACCTCAAAACTGGGCCTGATTGAACCTTTCATGGGGGAAATCTACGGTAACCCGCAGGCCACCCAGAAAATGCTGGATGATGCCTTTTTCAACGTGGAAGCATGGATCAACAGCGAGCTGGCAACCGAATTTGCCGAACAGGAAGAAATTGCCTTTACCACCGGCGATGGTACCAAGAAGCCGAAAGGGTTCCTGGCGTATGAATCCACGGATGAAACCGATAAGGTCCGGGCGTTCGGCAAACTTCAGCATATTGTATCCGGCGACGCGACGGCGGTGACCGCAGACGCCATTATCAAACTGATTTACACGCTGCGTAAGGCACACCGCACAGGCGCGAAGTTCATGATGAACAACAACAGCCTGTTTGCCATCCGTCTGCTGAAAGACAGCGAGGGTAACTATCTGTGGCGTCCGGGGCTGGAGCTGGGGCAGCCGTCCTCTCTGGCGGGTTACGGTATCGCTGAAAACGAACAGATGCCGGATATCGCCGCTGATGCGAAAGCCATTGCATTTGGTAACTTCAAACGGGGTTACACCATCGTTGACCGTATCGGCACCCGCATTCTGCGTGACCCGTACACCAATAAACCGTTTGTCGGTTTTTATACCACCAAACGCACCGGCGGCATGCTGGTCGATTCGCAGGCCATCAAACTGCTGAAGATTGCAGTGGCGTAATCACTCAGGGGCGCGGAACCGCGCCCCTGTTCTGACGGGTGAAGAATCATGATCCTGAAACAAGATCTGAAATGGTCACCGGACGGTATGCGTGTTGAGGTCATTCGGGCCGGTGAGTATGACGACGGGGCGCTTCCTGCCCGGGTGCAGGAGATTGCACTTCAGGCCGGGTTAGCAGAGCGCGGAACCAGTGCAAAAAGCAGTAAAGCGACAAAAGAGAAAAAAGCCACGACCAGTAAAGAGGGCTGAGTATGCTTCTGACAATGGAAGAGATTAAAGCCCAACTCCGGCTGGATGAGGATTTCGATGCTGATGACCGCCATCTGCAACTGCTGGCCTGTGCGGCACAAAAGCGGACGGAAACGTATCTGAACCGGAAGCTCTATGCACCGGATGAAACCATTCCGGACAGCGATCCGGACGGGCTGCACCTGCCGGATGATATTCGTCTGGGGATGCTGATGCTTATCAGCCATTTTTACGAAAACCGCTCGTCGGTTACGGAAGTGGAGAAACTCGACATGCCGCAGAGTTTTGGCTGGCTTGTCGGCCCGTACAGGTACTTTCCGCAATGAAAATTCGTCAGGCGCAGACCAGCGCAACCTACATTCTGCCGGACCCCGGTGAAATGAATAAACGCGTCCTGATCCGCCAGCGGGTGGATATGCCCGCGGATAACTTTGGCGTGGAGCCTCAATACCCGGTTACGTTCCGGACATGGGCGAAGGTTATCCAGACCAGTGCCACCACCTGGCAGGAAACCGCGCAGACCGGGGACGCCATCACCCATTACATCACCATTCGTTACCGCCGGGGGATCACCGCTGATTATGAGGTGGTCTGCGGTGACAGTGTGTACCGGGTGAAACGTCAGCGCGATCTGAACGGGGCGCGGCGCTTTCTGCTGCTGGAGTGTACGGAGCTGGGCGAATGTAGGCAGAGTCACGGAGGCAACAATGACGACTTCCTTTTTGCACGTTGATTTTCAGCAGCCTGCGGAGATGCGCTTTAACCGCGCCCGTGTCCGGCGGGCGTTTGTCACGATTGGTCAGCGTCATATGCGTGATGCCCGTCGGCTGGTGATGCGCCGTGCGCGGTCGGCACCGGGTGAAAACCCCGGTTATCAGACCGGACGCCTGGCTCATTCGATTGGTTACATGGTACCCAGAGCCAGTAAACATCGCCCTGGTTTTATGGCACGTATAGCCCCTAACCAGCGTAATGGAGAGGGAAACCGTCGTATCACCGGTGATTTTTATCCGGCTTTTTTGTTCTATGGCGTGAGGCGAGGGGCAAAGCGTCGTCGCAGCCATCATCGTGGTGCATCCGGTGGCAGCGGCTGGCGACTGGCTCCACGTAATAACTTCATGGTGGAAACGCTTGAAAAGAACCGCAGCTGGACACGCTATTTTCTGGCGCGGGAATTGCGTAAATCACTGAAGCCGGAGCGACGACACAGATGAAACTGACTCCTGTTATTGCTGCGCTGCGTGCCCGCTGTCCGTATTTTGAAAACCGGGTGGCAGGCGCGGCCCAGTTCAAAAATCTGCCGGAGGTCGGAAAGCTGAAGCTCCCGGCGGCATATGTGGTACCGGGTGATGACTCTCCGGGAGAAAACAAAAGCCAGACCGACTACTGGCAGGAGCTGAAAGAGGGCTTCTCCGTGGTTGTCATACTGAGTAACGGGCGTGATGAGCGCGGTCAGTTTGCCTCGTATGATGTGGTGGACGATGTCCGGCAGATGCTCTTTAAGGCTCTGCTGGGCTGGAACCCGGAAGCGTGTGGTAACCCGATTACCTATGACGGCGGCACGCTGCTGGATCTGAATCGTCATGAGCTGATTTATCAGTTCGATTTTTCGGTCATCAGCGAGCTGACCGAAGACGATACCCGCCAGCAGGATGACCTGAACAGTCTGGATGAACTGCGAACGCTGGCGATTGATGTTGATTATCTCGATCCCGGTAACGGGCCTGACGGCGATATCGAACATCACACCGAAATACCCCTTCCTTCCTGAGGATCATCATGTTTGTGAAACCTGTTAAAGGGCGGTCAGTGCCTGACCCTGCCCACGGCGACCTTTTGCCCGCCGAAGGGCGAAATGTTGATGAGAACAACTACTGGCTGCGCCGTGAAGCAGCGGGTGATATCCGGCGCGTGAATAAAAAGGTGAACACCGATGACGATAAGCTTTAACACCATTCCGTCGAATACGCTGGTTCCGCTGTTTTATGCGGAAATGGATAACCAGGCTGCGAATACTGCACAGGACAGCGGAGCATCGCTGCTGATTGGTCATGCCAATAACGGTGCAGAGATTGTTGCCAACAGTCTGGTGCTGATGCCGTCGGCAGACTATGCACGCCAGATTTGTGGTGCGGGAAGTCAGCTGGCGCGTATGGTCGAGGCTTATCGCCAGACCGACCCGTTTGGTGAACTGTATGTGATTGCCGTTCCTGAATCCACGGGCGCGGCGGCAACAGTTACGCTGACGGTGACCGGCGCGGCAACCGAAACCGGCACGGTGAATGTTTATGTGGGACGTACCCGCGTGCAGGCACCGGTGACCAACGGCGATAACGTCGCGACGATTGCCAGCAGTATCAAAGATGCCATCAATGCCGTTCCGACCCTGCCGTTTACTGCCTCATCTTCGGCAGGCGTGGTCACACTGACCGCGCGTCATAAGGGGCTTTGCGGGAATGAAATTCCTGTCAGCCTCAATTACTACGGCTTTGGTGGGGGCGAAGTGCTGCCAGCGGGCGTACAGATTGCCGTGGCGACGGGTACCGCCGGAACGGGCGCTCCTGTTCTCACCGGCGCGGTGGCTGCAATGGCGGATGAGCCGTTTGATTATATCGGCCTGCCGTTCAACGACACGGCCTCCGTTAACACGCTGGTGACCGAGATGAACGATACCAGCGGTCGCTGGAGCTATGCGCGTCAGCTGTATGGTCATGTGTACACGGCAAAGATCGGCACGCTGTCAGAACTGGTGACCGCAGGTGACCAGTTTAACCAGCAGCACATTACCCTGGCGGGATACGAAAAAGAGACCCAGACGCCTGCCGACGAGCTGGCGGCAAGCCGTACCGCCCGCGCAGCGGTGTTTATTCGCAACGATCCGGCACGTCCCACGCAGACCGGTGAGCTGGTGGGTATGCTGCCTGCGCCGAAGGGGAAACGGTTCACGATGACCGAACAACAGACCCTGCTGTCTCATGGCGTGGCAACGGCGTATGTCGAAAGCGGGGTGCTGCGCATTCAGCGTGATGTCACCACGTACAGGAAAAACGCTTACGGTGTTGCGGATAACAGCTACCTCGACAGCGAGACGCTGCATACCAGCGCGTATGTACTGCGCAAACTGAAATCCGTCATTACCAGTAAGTACGGGCGTCACAAGCTTGCCAGTGACGGTACCCGCTTTGGTCCCGGTCAGGCGATTGTCACCCCGGCGGTGATCAAAGGGGAACTGCTGGCAACCTACCGTCAGCTCGAGCGTGCGGGGATCGTGGAAAACTACGAACTGTTCAAGCAGTACCTGATTGTGGAGCGTGATGCCAGCGATCCGAACCGCCTGAACACGCTGTTCCCGCCTGACTATGTTAACCAGTTGCGTGTCTTTGCCGTGGTTAACCAGTTCCGTCTTCAGTATTCAGAGGAGTCTGCATAATGGCCCGTATCGGGGGAACCTGTTATTTCAAAATTGACGGTCAGCAGCTATCGCTGACCGGCGGCATTGAGGTGCCCATGAACAAAACGGTTAACGATGACATCATCGGTCTGGATGGTTCAGTGGACCGCAAGGAAACTCACCGCGCGCCTTATGTCAAAGGAACCTTCAAGGTGCCGAAGAATTTTCCGGTGAGCAAAATCACCTCGTCTGTTGAGATGACCATCACTGCCGAGCTGGCGAACGGTCAGGTCTATGTATTGTCGTCTGCCTGGCTGCACGGCGAAGCGAACCATAATGCCGAAGAAGGCACGGTTGATCTTGAGTTCCACGGTGAAGAAGGGGATTACCAGTAATGAAAGAGCTTGAGTTAAAGAAACCGATTATTGCTCATGGCGAGACACTCTCCGTACTGGAGTTTGATGAACCCACCGGGAAGGATGTCCGCGAGCTGGGGTATCCCTACCAGATGAATCAGGATGAGTCCGTCAGACTTCTGGCGCATGTGGTGTCGAAATACATTGTGCGGCTGGCGAAAGTGCCGCAAAGCTCTGTCGACCAGATGTCTCCGGCAGACCTGAATGCAGCGGCGTGGCTTGTGGCTGGTTTTTTCCTCCAGGCCTGACGGCTGAATACCTCACTGATCGCTTCTTTGACTGCGCCAGCTACTGGCGCATTAATCCCTTCGAATTGCTGAATATGCCGATCAGTGAAATTCCCTTGCTGGTCAGTCAGGCAAACAGGATAGAGCAGGAGAAACGCACACATGGCTGAATTTGAGCTTAAGGCGTTGATCACCGGTGTCGACAGGCTTTCTCCCGCGCTGTCGAAAATGCAAAAGAAAATCCGGGGATTTAAACGCCAGGCGGAAGAAGCGTCACAGGGTGGGCTGGCGCTTGGTGGCGGACTGGCAGCGGGGCTGACGCTTTCCCTGAAATCTTATGCCGATCAGGAAAACGCCGCTACCGGGCTGAAAGTCGCCATGATGGATGCGAACGGCGAGGTTGGAAAGCGCTTTCAGGACATCAATAAACTGGCTATTGGCCTGGGTAACCAGCTACCCGGTACAACGGCTGATTTCCAGAACATGATGCAGATGCTGGTGCGTCAGGGGATCCCGGCAGAAAACATCCTGGGTGGTGTGGGTAAAGCGACAGCTTATCTTGCGGTACAACTGAAAAAAACACCGGAAGCGGCTGCTGAGTTTGCAGCAAAGATGCAGGATGCTACCGGAACGGCCTCAGAAGACATGATGGGGCTGTTCGATACTATCCAGAAGGCGTTTTATCTGGGCGTTGACGATACCAACATGTTGTCCTTCTTCACTAAAACCAGTTCTGTTCTGAAGATGGTGAATAAGGACGGTCTTCAGGCTGCACAGAGCCTTGCCCCTATCAGCGTCATGATGGATCAGATGGGGATGAACGGGGAGTCGGCAGGTAATGCCCTGCGAAAAGTTATCCAGTCCGGATTAAGCGTTAAGAAAATCAGGGACGTCAATAAAGTCATGGCCCGCCAGAAACTCGGAGTGCAGCTCGATTTTACTGACGGCAAAGGGAGTTTTGGCGGTCTTGATAACATGTTTAAGCAACTGGCAAAGCTGCGAAAACTGACCGACGTTAAGCGAACAGGTGTACTTAAGGCAATATTTGGTGATGATGCCGAAACCCTTCAGGTGGTCAATGCTCTGATCGATAAAGGAAAGGATGGTTACGATCAGATCCAGCAGAAGATGAATAAACAGGCCAGCCTGAATAAACGTGTTCAGGCACAGCTTGGTACGCTGTCCAACCTGTGGGAGGCAATGACGGGGACCGCAACTAACGGTCTTGCAGCTATTGGCGGCGCATTTTCTGGTGACGCTAAAAATATCACGCAATGGCTGGGGGAGTTGGGGGAAAAATTCACGAAGTTTGCGGATGAAAATCCCCGGGTTATTCGCGGCGTCGTCGGGCTTGCTGCCGGTCTTGCGATTCTGAAACTGGGATTGATGGGCGTTGGCGGTGCCATCAGTATTGTCAGCAGGATCATGTCGATGACGCCGATTGGAATGATTGCGACGGCGATAGCCCTGGCTGCGGGATTAATTATCACTAACTGGGATGTTGTCGGACCTTATTTCAAGAAGCTCTGGGAAACCATTGGTCCTTATTTTGAGGCTGGCTGGGAACTTCTGAAGAAGGTTTTTGCCTGGTCGCCGCTGGGGATGGTAATCAATAACTGGGGACCGGTTGTTAAGTGGTTTCAGGATATGTGGGACAAGCTGAAGCCAATTATTGAGTGGTTTACCGACAGTTCCGGTGACACGGTCGATGCCATTAACTCTGCGCAGTGGGGCGCGGGTGCTTATGATGCTTATGGGACGGGAATACCGGCACGGGGATACACACCTTATCAGGCGGTAGATCCGGCTCAGTCAAACAACGCCTCCGATGCCACAGGCCCGAATCCCTTCATGATTAACAAAGCTTCTGCGCCAAAAGTTGATGGTGAGATCAAGGTCTCTTTTGTGAATTCGCCTCCGGGTATGCGGGTTATGGAAACGCGATCCAGCGGTTTTGATGTCAGCCATGATGTTGGCTATACGCGCTTTGGCAGGTAATGAAAAATTAATCTGTTAATGAGTCCCACTCCGGTGGGATTTTTTATGTACGGAGTTTATATGACGTGGAAAGACAGACTTCAGGACGCGTCATTTCGCGGTGTGCCGTTTAAGGTTGAAGAAGAAAGTGCGGGAACCGGTCGTCGTGTGGAAACGCACGAATACCCGAACCGCGACAAACCCTATACCGAAGACCTGGGGAAAATCACTTTCCGCCCGTCCATCACAGCTTATGTGGTGGGAGATGACTGCTTTGACCAGCGCGATCGTCTGATTGACGCGCTGAATAAACCCGGTCCCGGCACGCTTGTCCATCCGACTTACGGTGAGCTGAAAGTCTGTGTTGACGGAGAGGTTCGGGTCAGCACATCGAAGAGTGAAGGGCGTATTGTCCGCTTTGACCTGAAGTTTGTCGAAGCGGGAGAACTCTCTTACCCCACATCAGGTGCGGCGACGGCGCAGACGCTGATGTCATCCTGTTCTGCACTGGATGACTGCATCAGTGACAGCTTCAGCGGTTTCAGTATCGATGGCGTGGCGGATTTTGTGCAGAACGACGTCGTCGGTAATGCCAGCACAATGCTTGGGTATGTTTCTGATGCGATGAAAGTGGTGGATTCTGCCGTATCGGATGCTGCCAGGCTGTTGCAGGGGGATATCTCGGTACTTCTGCCGCCACCATCGTCAGGCAAAAATTTCGTTGAGCAGATGCAGAAAATGTGGCGTACCGGGAAACGCCTTTATGGTAACGCCAGCGACCTGGTCACCATGATCAAAACGCTTTCCGGTGTCAGCCTCGGCAGCGATCTGCAACCGCGCGGCGTCTGGAAAACGGACAGTAAAACCACCGCCACGGCGACGCATCAGCGTAACGAGGTTGCCAGCACCCTTCGTACGACCGCAATCAGCGAAGCGGCGTATGCCGTCACCCGATTGCCTGCGCCAACAACTTCCGCGGTGATGCAGAATGCCGCAGTGGGGCAGTCAACAACACCTGCGCAGAGCACTGGCTGGCCTTCCGTCACGCATCCGGCACTGAACAATGCACCGGCGGTGAAAAACACGGTTGACCTGCCAACGTGGGAAGAACTGACTGACATTCGCGACACACTGAATACGGCAATTGATAAGGAGTTGTCCCGTACAACCAGTGATGCGCTGTTTCTGGCACTGCGCCGGGTGAAAGCAGATCTGAATGCGGATATCAACACGCGCCTTGAACAGTCTGCACGGATCATTCAGCGCACACCGGATGAGGTTTTACCCGCGCTGGTGCTGGCGGCGACCTGGTTTGATAACGCGGCGCGTGATGCGGACATTATCCGGCGTAATGCCATTACGCATCCCGGCTTTGTGCCGGTGATCCCTCTGAAGGTGCCAGTGCAATGAACGACAATGTCACGCTACGGGTAAATGGCCGGGAGTGGAATGGCTGGACATCGGTGCGCATCGGTGCCGGTGTTGAACGACTGGCGCGGGATTTCAGTGTGGAGATCACCCGCCAGTGGCCGGGTGATGAGGGTATCACCACGCTTCAGCCGCGCATTAAAAACGGTTCAAAAGTGGAGGTGCTGATTGGTGATGAGCTGGTGATCACCGGCTGGGTGGAGGCGACGCCCGTTCGTTACGATGCCCGTTCGGTCAGCACCGGTATTGCCGGACGCAGTCTGACCGCTGACCTGATTGATTGTGCAGCTGAACCGACACAGTTTAACGGACGATCACTGGTACAGATTGCGCAGGCGCTTGCTGCGCCCTTCGGCATTGAGGTGGTGAACAGCGGTGCGCCGTCGGGTGTTATTCCTGATGTCCAGCCTGATCACGGTGAAACGGTGATCGAGGTGATTAACAAAATACTCGGTCAGCAGCAGGCGCTGGCTTATGACGACCCGCACGGCAGGCTGGTGATTGGCGGTATTGGCTCAACGCGGGCACATACCGCGCTGGTACTCGGGGAAAACATCCTTTCCTGCGATACGGAGAAGAGTATCCGGGAGCGGTTTTCTGTTTACCAGGTGGCGGGGCAGCGTGCCGGAAACGACGATGATTTCGGTGAGGCCACCACAACTGCGCTGCGGGCCCGCACAGAGGACGCATTTATTGCCCGTTACCGTCCGATGTATATCAGGCAGACAGGGCAGGCTACGGGGGCAGGCTGTATTGCGCGTGCTGACTTTGAAGCCCGACAACGGGCGGCGCGGACGGATGAAACCACCTATGTGGTGCAGGGCTGGCGACAGGGTAACGGTACGCTGTGGCAGCCCAACCAGCGGGTGATTGTCTTCGATCCGGTCTGTGGTTTCGACAATACCGAACTGCTTGTCTCGGAAGTCACGTTTACTCAGGACCAGAATGGCACCCTGACGGAAATCCGTGTCGGCCCACCTGATGCTTATCTGCCTGAACCCGAAGCCCCCGGCGCGCGGAAAAAGAAAAAAGCCAGAGTACAGGAGGACCCGTTCTGATGAAGGCGATTGAAGCCATGCAGCGACAACTCCTCGGCCTGATTGGGCGGGCGGTGGTGAAAAGCATCAGTGCCGCCACGAAATGTCAGACCGTGGATGTGTCCCTGATTGCCGGTGAACCCAAAGCCGGGGTTGAACATCTTGAACCCTACGGTTTTACCGCAAGGGCAAACAGCGGTGCGGAAGCGGTGGTGTTGTTTCCGGATGGTGACCGTTCTCATGCGGTGGTTGTTACGGTGTCGGACCGGCGCTACCGCCTGAAAGGGCTGCAGACGGGTGAGGTGGCTGTCTATGACGATCAGGGGCAGTCCGTGACGCTGACCCGGGAGGGGATCGTGGTGGACGGTGCAGGTAAAACGATCACGTTTCGCAATTCACCTAAAGCACGTTTTGAAATGGACCTGGAAGTGACAGGACAGGTGAAAGACCTGTGCGACTCCAGCGGCACCACCATGTCAGCGATGCGGCTTGCCTATAACGGGCATCGTCACAGAGAGAACGGTCAGGGCAGTAACACCGACAAACCTGATAAATCGATGGAGGCATGATGGAACTGTGGCTGACGGTGAACGGTAAACGCACCTGCGCCAGCGCACCGCTGGATCCGCTGACCCGCGCCGTGGTGATTTCCCTGTTTACCTGGCGGCGGGCGGAGCCTGATGACAACGCCGACGTCCCGATGGGATGGTGGGGGGATACCTGGCCTGCGGTACAGAATGACCGTTACGGCTCCCGACTGTGGCTGCTTCAGCGCAGCAAACTGACCAATCAGCTGGTGCTGACGGTAAGGGGGTATATCCGCGAATGCCTGCAATGGATGATTGATGACGGCGTGGTGTCCCGTATTGATCTGGATATCCACCGCACCGGGATTAATGAACTGGGTAACAGTATCACTCTCTGGCGTCGTGACGGACCGGTAATGATTTCTTTTGATGATCTGTGGAGTGCGATAACGCATGGCGGACAGTGAATTTCAGCGCCCGACGCTGGCAGAAAATATCAGTATGCTCCGTAACGATTTATTCGCCAGGCTGGACGTCAGCGACACGCTCCGGCGCATGGATGAAGACGTGCGGGCAAAGGTGTATGCGGCGGCGCTGCATACGGTTTACGGGTACATCGATTATCTGGCAATGAACATGCTGCCTGACCTGTGCGATGAGTCCTGGCTGGCGCGACATGCTGCGATGAAACGGTGTCCGCGCAAGGGGGCCACGGCTGCCAGCGGGTATATGCGCTGGGAAGGTGTCAGCGATGGCCTGAAGGTGACCGCCGGGAGTGTTATTCAGCGCGATGACCTGGTTCAGTACACGGCAACTGCCGATGCAACCAGCTCCGGTGGTGTCCTGCGCGTGCCGATCGCCTGCTCAAGTGCAGGCGCGGTCGGTAACGCTGACGACGGTACGTCATTAATCCTGGTCACGCCGGTTAATGGTCTGCCGTCTTCCGGCGTGGCAGATACCCTGACAGGTGGATTTGATACTGAAGAGCTGGAAACGTGGCGCGCCCGCGTCATTGAGCGGTATTACTGGACGCCTCAGGGCGGGGCTGACGGGGACTATGTCGTCTGGGCTAAAGAAGTGCCCGGCATTACCCGCGCATGGACATACCGTCACTGGATGGGAACGGGAACTGTCGGTGTGATGATTGCCAGCAGTGACCTGATTAATCCCATTCCGGAAGAATCAACGGAAACGGCGGCAAGACAACACATTGAGCCACTGGCCCCGGTGGCAGGCTCTGATTTGTATGTATTCAGGCCGGTGGCGCATAAAGTGGATTTTCATATCCGCGTGACGCCGGACACACCGGAAATACGGGCTGCCATTACCGCGGAGTTGCGTTCGTTCCTGCTGCGTGATGGTTATCCGCAGGGAGAACTGAAGGTATCGCGTATCAGTGAGGCGATTTCCGGTGCGAACGGGGAATACAGCCATCAGTTGCTTGCACCGGTGGACAATATCTCCATTGCGAAAAACGAACTGGCGGTACTGGGGACGATTTCATGGACGTGACAAACGATGATTACATCCGCCTGTTATCGGCACTGTTGCCGCCCGGTCCGGCGTGGTCAGCCAGCGATCCGGCGATTGCCGGTGCGGCACCGTCATTAACCCGTGTTCATCAGCGTGCGGATGCCCTGATGCGGGAGCTGGATCCGCGCACCACCACTGAACTGATAAACCGCTGGGAGCGTCTGTGCGGTCTGCCGGATGAATGTATTCCGGCGGGAACGCAGACCCTTCGCCAGCGTCAGCAACGGCTGGATGCGAAGGTTAACCTGGCGGGCGGCATCAACGAGGATTTTTATCTTGCACAGCTTGCTGCCCTGGGCAGACCAGATGCCACCATCACGCGATACGACAAAAGCACGTTCACCTGCTCATCGGCCTGTACTGACGCGGTGAATGCGCCGGAATGGCGGTATTACTGGCAGGTCAACATGCCAACCACCACCAACACCACCTGGATGACATGTGGCGATCCCTGTGATTCCGCACTGCGTATCTGGGGTGACACCGTTGTCGAGTGTGTGCTTAACAAACTCTGCCCGTCGCATACCTACGTAATTTTTAAATATCCGGAGTAATCCATGCATCGTATAGACACGAAAACCGCGCAGAAGGATAAGTTCGGCGTGGGTAAGAACGGTTTTACCCGTGGTAACCCCCAGACTGGCACGCCTGCCACCGATCTGGATGATGACTACTTTGATATGTTGCAGGAAGAACTCTGCAGCGTGGTGGAGGCATCCGGTGCCAGCCTGGAGAAGGCGCGGCACGACCAGTTGCTTACCGCGCTTCGTGCGCTGCTGTTAAGCCGCAAGAATCCGTTTGGCGATATCAAATCGGATGGCACGGTGAAAACAGCTCTCGAAAACCTTGGTTTGGGAGAAGGTTCGGCATTACCCGTTGGCGTGCCTGTTCCGTGGCCTTCCGCCACTCCGCCAACAGGCTGGCTGAAATGCAACGGTGCCGCTTTTTCTGCTGAAGAATACCCGGAACTGGCAAAGGCTTATCCGACAAATAAATTGCCTGATTTACGTGGTGAGTTTATTCGTGGCTGGGATGACGGGCGTGGAGTGGATAGCGGTCGTACTTTATTAACGAATCAAGAGCATGCAGTAATTTCTCATAATCATGGAATACCTACAAAAGTGGGGTCAGTTACTAATATCCCGTATGGAATAGAACAGGTTATATCTGATGAAACCATTTTTTCATCAGCAAAAACAGTTGGTGTGGATTACTGGTCTAACAGTGAGCGAGTTTTTACTTATACCACTGGTGGAAGAAATGGTGCTGAATCAGTGAGTTCACCTGATGCCTCCTCTTTAATTAAAGAAACCAGACCACGGAACCTGGCATTTGCGTATATCGTGAGGGCTGCATAATGGATTACGCTGTATTAAATAACGAATTTATCGCCACCCAAGCAGGAAATATTACGGTTTATAACTATGATGGTGAAACACGGGAATATATTTTCACATCAACTGAATATCTTGCTGTGGGTGTCGGCATTCCGGCATGTTCCTGTTTAGATGCTCCTGGCTCATACAAAACTGGGTATGCAATCTGCCGTTCTGCAGATTTTAACTCATGGGAATATGTGCCAGACCATCGTGGTGAAATCGTCTTTAGCACAGAAACAGGAGAATCAAAAGAAATCAAAGCTCCGGGTGATTACCCTGAAAATACAACCACTATCGCCCCTTTATCTCCATACGATAAATGGGATGGTGAGAAATGGGTAACCGATACTGAGGCACAGCATAGCGCCGCAGTAGACGCGGCAGAAGCACAGCGCCAGTCACTGATTGATGCTGCAATGGCTTCCATCAGTCTGATTCAGCTGAAATTACAGGCCGGACGGAAACTGACGCAGGCAGAAACAACCCAGCTTAACGCTGTGCTGGATTACATTGACGCGGTGACGGCAACAGATACCAGCACCGCGCCGAATGTCATCTGGCCTGAACTGCCGGAGGCGTAGGCCATTCAATATCTGGAGCACTGGAGGGATCAACCAGTTCCAGTGCGTCCAGATAATCCAGCCATAAATTATATTGCTCCAGCTCGTTACCTTTCAGACGACCAATAGCAGCTTTGCCAGGCCACTGATGGGTATTGATGTAGGTATTGGCTTCTGAAACCAAAGATATTTTTTTCATTTCAGCCATCAACACCTCATCCTCTTTTGAAGGCGGTGGGGAATTAATCCATATTGGCCGTCCTGAACTGTCAGCGCCAATTTCTTTCCCTTCTGGATGCAGCCCAAGAAATTGCTCATATGTTTCTCGGGTAATTTCAATAACATCATCTGGAAGCGTTCCCGCATCCTCATATTCTGGAAACAATTCTTGTAGATAAAAACTTTTACTTCCGGGTGAAAAGAATACTGAGTTCATTATTACCGTCCAATGATTAACGCTGAGACGCTGGTATCTGAAGGAAAGGCTGCATTCAGTGGTTTGTCGACTTTGAATACAATCGTATTATTCCCCCGGACAGCGGCAAAAGAACAAACCGCCGTCGCGTATGAACCTGTAATATTACTGGATACACCACCATAGGCTGTTGTTGATACCAGAGGGATAACGCCCAGCACCTTATTAGGAAATACAAAGGGCAATGTGGCTGTGGCAATATAAGACTTATTAGAACCTGTAATGGCATAAGCATTATCAGTCATTCCATTCATCGCCACTGGACCGCTTATACTTACAGTAACCATCTGAGTGATTAGCCCGTCAGGTTGACGAATCACAAAATTTCCATTGCCACCAGTAACCGTCCAGAAAGACATATCAGGGATTTGGTTTTCCCCGTTGCCCACATTCCTTTTTGCCGCTTCTCCCAAACCAA